GCATTTTAGTTGGGATGATCTATTAACATATCTTCCTTATGATTGGGATTCTATACAATTGGGACATGAGTGCCCAGACATAGTTAGATTTTATTTGCATCCAGTTCAAAGTAATTATTCTCTTGGTCCAGTATTATTAAAACGAGAACATGTTGAAAAACTTTTGAATCTTTTTTATATCAATGGTAGATATAAATTTAATGGAGTTGTTGCCAACTCAATTTATATCAATAGAGAATCTGGAATAGGCGATAATTATTTCTTTAACGATCTTGCAGGGACTCCAGATTATTTTTTATGTCAAACTGGGAATACGTATACTGTACCATTAATTCCATGTAATCCTTTTTTTAAAGGATCAACTCATGTTACTGAATGGTATCCAATGAAATCTTTTATTTGTTGTTATGAAGCATATAAAGAATGGTGGGAAAACGACAAAGATAATTTTAGTTTAAATGATTTTTTTAGTTTTGGTAAATCCAATGACAACTTAATGGAGAGAGATATTAGGCGATGGGACGATAAATATTTCCATCAAAGAGCAATCGAACAACATAATAAGGTTATCTCTACGTTATGAAAAATATATATTTTATCCAACCACAATATAGTGTTAATGTAAGAGACACTAAGAATTATTGGATGCCTTATAGTGTTTCTTGCTTATGGAGTTATTGTAAACAATTTAAAGATATAGCAGAGTCATTTGAGTTAAAAGATATTATCTTTAAAAGAGAAAATCCAGAAGAACTGCTAAAAAGATTAGATAATCCTACAATTTGTGCTTTTAGTTGTTACCTATGGAATGAACAATATAATCTACACCTTGCTAAACTAATAAAACAAAAATATCCAAACTGCATTATTGAATTTGGTGGTCCCCAAGTAACCGCAAAAATGATGGAAGAAAATCCATTCATTGATTGTGTTATTCTTGGTGAAGGTGAAGAGGCATTTTTAGAATTATTGAGATGCATTAATACTGGAAATCCAATCAATAAAGTTCATGAAAGAACGAGGATAAATTCTTTAGACTTTAAAAGTCCCTATCAATCTGGAGTCTTTGATTGGTTATATGATAAAAATCCAGATGTTATTTGGGCAGCAATTTTAGAAACAAATAGAGGTTGTCCTCACAGATGTACTTTTTGTGATTGGGGTGGAACAACTATGAGTAAAATTAATACATTTGGACTAGAGAGAGTCGCTGAAGATATTGAATGGATACGAACACATAGAGTTGCTTATGTCTTATGCGCTGATGCAAACTTTGGAATATTTAAAGAACGTGATATTGAAATAGCAAAAATGTTGCGTAAAGCAGCTGAAAATAGTTTAATTCTAGACAATATAGATTTGCAGTATTCAAAAAATTCAAACGAATCTGCTTTTGAAATAGCAAAAATTATGGGAGAATACTCTAGAAGAGGAGTTACTTTGAGTGTTCAAAGTATGAATATGCCGACATTAAAAGCTATCAAGAGAAAGAATTTACACGTTAAAGATATTGCTGGACATGTAGAATTAGCAAAAAAACATAATGTAAAATTATACACAGATTTAATTTTGGGGATGCCCGAAGAAACAGTAGATTCTTGGAAGGATGGAATTGATTTGTTGATGGAAAACGGGCAACATTTTTCTGTAGACTCCTGGTTCTGCCAAGTATTTGAAAATGCTGAATTGGGTAGTGAATTTAGTAGAAAAACTTATGGTATAAAAACAATTAAAGCAGAAGATTATATATCATTCTGTAATGATGAGTTTGATGCTACAAAAGAATATGTCGAATTAATTTGTGAGACTGATACAATGTCTAAACAAGACTTTTTTGATGCTCATATGTTTTCTTGGATAACAATTAAATTTCACTATGTTGGATACACACAAATTTTATCCAAGTATTGTCGCCATGTATTAGGAATAAGTTATAGAAAATTTTATGAATCATTGTATGAATATACAATGAATGATTCTGGATTCTTAGGAACTGAGTTTAGGGAATATTTAAAGGCAATAAAGGAATACTTTAATACTGGAAAAGTTCCTTCTAACCACTCAAGTGGACATGGATTGGGAGTTGGTATGCCAAATGATACTTTATCTAGATTTGAAAATAAAGATAAGATACTAGATTTTGTTGAAAATTTTGCAAGGACAACTTTTAATATAGAAGAAAGTATCTTTGATATCCAGAGAAAGTTTGTTTATGACCCAGATGTAAATTATCCATATGTTGATAGTTTACCGTTTGACTTAGATACATGGGAAAAAAGAGATACAAAATATTCCATAGAAAATGAAAGAACCGAAGATGAAAGATATAATTTGTTCGTTATCAAAAGAAAGTATCTTACAAAAAATACAATGGTAAAACTATGAAAAATCTTTACATGCTCCAACCACAATATGCGGTTGAAATTAGGAAAGAAGATACTTATTGGTTGCCATATAGTGTCGGATGTTTATGGGCATATTGCTCACAGTTTGAAGATATAGTAAAAAACTACACATTAAAAGATCTCATATTCAGAAGAGAAGACCCAGAAGAATTAATTGATAGGTTAGATAACCCTGCAATATGTGCTTTTAGTTGTTATGTTTGGAATGAACAATACAATCTTCATGTAGCAAAATTAATCAAAGAAAGATTTCCAGAATGTATTATTGAATTTGGCGGACCACAAGCAACACATAGATTAAATGAATATGATTTTATCGACTGTATTATTGTATCAGAGGGTGAGGAAGCATTTTTAGATTTTTTAAGGAAAGTAAATAACAAAGAAAAAATTGACAAAATCTATGCAAAAAAAAGAATTGAGGATTTAAACTTTCCAAGTCCATATCAAATTGGGGTATTCGATAAAATTATTGAAGACAACCCAGGTGTTTTATGGGCAATGACTATGGAAACTAACAGGGGTTGCCCTCATAGATGCACTTATTGTGACTGGGGTGGATTAACTTATACAAAAGTAAGGCACTTTGATATTCAAAGAGTTAAAGATGATATTGATTGGGCCAGGAAAAACAATGTTGGATTCATTTTTAATGCTGATGCAAATTTTGGTATGTTTAAAGAACGAGATTTAGAAATTGCAAAGTTATTCAGAGAAGCAGCAGATGAAGGCAATCTTGAAGCAATAAACATACAATACTCTAAAAATTCTACTGAAGTAATTTTTGAGATAGCAAAAATACTTGGAGATATTAGTAGAGGTGTAACTTTAAGTGTACAAACCATGAATGAACCAACACTTAAAGCAATCAAAAGAAAAAATATGAGTATTAATAAAATATCAGAACAAATTGAAAAAAGTAAAGAATATGGTGTAAAAACATATACCGAATTGATTCTTGGTCTACCCGAAGAAACTTTAGATACTTGGAAAGATGGGTTTTCTAAAATTCTTGAATGTGGTCAGCACGAATCTATTGATGTTTGGTTTTGTCAAATGTTTGGTGATACTGAATTAAATAGTACTACTTCAAGGGAAGTTTATGGAATAAAAACAATTAAAGCGGAAGATTATGTATCTTTTGGAAATGATAGAGATTATGATGGTGTTACTGAAACAATCGAATTAATCTCAGAAACTAATACAATGACAAATAATCAATTAATTGAAGCGTATATGTATGGATGGTTAATTGTTCAATTTCATATTGCTGGATATACTCAGATAGTTGCTAAACACTATTATGAAAATTTAAATATATCCTATCGGGTATTTTATGATACTTTATTTGAATTTATTAAGTTGGATAATGGATTAATAGGTGAACATTATCGTGAGATTGAATCTGCGGTAAATCATTATATGAAAACTGGAAAAATATTGAAAAAAGGAAAGCATGGGCATACCTTACATGCGGGAAGTTTTGCTTTTATGTTTACGCATAAGGATGAAATTTTTAAACTCGTAGAGAATGCAACACAAAAAATAACACCAATCAAAACAGATATTATATCTTTACAACGTGCGTTTATTTTTGACGAGGAGACTCAATATCCTTTTTATCTCACATGTGAAGATAAAAAGTACAAAATAGATACTGAATTCAAATCATTTGATAAGAATGATCCTCATACTGTGTTTATTTTGCGGCGCAAAGGTCTATTGAAGAATCAATTATGTAAGGTTTGAATGCTTGCAATGCCTCATCCCACAAAATACGATGTTCATAATCTTTATCCTTGTCAATTAAAGCAATAGTTACTGTAAATCTTTTATCATCTGTTGGATTATGTGAACTATGTAATGGACCAACATTCACTAATCCGCATGTGCCTATCTCTACCTCATATTCTTTTTTACAGTATTCTTCTCTACTGACTAAAACTTGTCCATGATAATGATCATCAGTTCTATCTCCAACACTATATTGATTACGTTCTGGTATAACTGTTGAATAAACTTGCTCAGCACTGGTACTTACTCTTAAAACCATATCCGATGTCCACCATCTCATGGTGCTTCCTTTTGCACCAAATTGAAATATTAGTTTTGCCCAATCAGCATAATAAACATTATCAGAATGTATAACTCCATCATCATGTGGTGGAGTATAAAAAAATTCTATCCAGTGTGATGTAAATCCCAAACTATTCAACCAGGGTAAAATTTTATCATTACCCAGGTCTTCAAATTGAAGTTGTTTATGAAACTCTGGCCATCTCATACCTTCAGTTTGATACTTTGATGTATCAATATTAGGGATATAGTCCCTAATATCCAAAAATCTATGATAACGATTCATAATTTAAATTTGTGGCGGTTCTACAGATTTACTTTGACTATCTAAGTTTGGTTCGTTAATCGGTGCTCCAAGATTCTGATCTGCGGCAACTGGTTGACCAGTTGCAGGATCAATAGGAGCATTTGGGTCTGGAATAATGCCAGCAGCAATTTCCTTTTTGATAAGTTTATCTTGCTCAATGATTTCTTCATCTGTTTGACGTAAAATTTTACGTCTTACATAATCTTGAGAATAATACTTGCCAATATATGGTTCTGCTGTTGCTGCAATATTTAACCTTTCAGTCATTAATTCAGCATCTTTTAACTCTGCAAAATGATTATCATATAAGAAGTCATATTGAATATGCTCTTCCATTAACTCCCAATCTTCTGGAGTAACTATGTTTTTAAGAAGTAGTTGAGTTCTTAACATGTCACTAAACATGTTTGAGAATCTCTTTCTTAATCTTCCAACAAATTTAGTAAACTTTAATTCATCTCTTAAAATTTCTGAAGACCTTCCTAAGTTAAATCCTTCTTGACCACCAATTCTTGAAGATGGTACGTTTAATGAACGGTATAACTTTTCTTGGAAGTATTTGATATCGCTCAATTCACCTAAATTTTGACCACCAGGAAGAGTAGAAATTTCTGTTCCTCTACCACCTTCCCTCCTAGGGAGCCAAAAATCCTCAAGCATACTCATATATTTTTTATCATCACGAATCTCACCAGTATTTGCATCATATACCAGTTTGTTACGATATCTCATCATAACATCACGAAGATATTGTTCTGCCTTCATTTTAGGCAAATTGCCAACATCAATATAAAAAATTCTACGTTCTGGTGCTCTTGATAATCTGTAGATAACCAAAGAATCTTCAATCATGCGAAGTTGATTGAGTGATTTAATTGCTTTATGCAAATATGATAGAGTTAAATTTTTATTTCTATCGACTAGACCAGAAGTACAAAATGTAATAGAATCTTTTGAAAATTTTGTTCCTTGATTTACTTGATTTGAACTATTATTGATTGTTCCTATTTGAGTTGCTGAGGCATTGTAAATAAAGTATTCCTGAATATCTGGAAATGCAGAATCCATTGGATCCTTTTCACCATTAGGTCCAAGTCTTCCATCATCTTTCTTACCCTTAGAAGACTGCCTAACATATCGCATTTTCAATGCGTCAATATATCTTAGTTCCTGAATGCCATCTTGTGGATTTTTTAAGTCAATAACTTTATGATAATAAAGTCTACCGTCAACATACCAATTTCTATAGATCTCATGGGCTTTTTTATCAAAGTCCATTAATTCTAAAATATGCTTAAACTCTTCTCTTATTTTTTTCTTAAGACCATCACTAGCATTTAGATTGTCAAGATCAATTTGAACTGGACTATCATTGGTATCACTTACAATTGCCTCATTTACAATATCTTCAATAGCACCATCAACTTCTGGATGCAATGCCATCTCTCGATATCTTTTGATTAAATCATATTCACTTCTATATACCCCTTCAATATCTACATAAGACCCAAAAAATCCACTAGTAAGATAATAGTCAACCCCGTCCTCATTATTTTGAGGTACGGGGGAGACCACTCCTGGTGATTTTTTATTACTATCCTCTATAGAGAATCCAAATAGTTTTGCCATTATAAGTGAGTTATTTAAACTGTTCTACTATTTATTATACAATAGCAGTGTTAGTTTGGTCGTTACCCTCAGCTTGCCACCACTGAACTTGGAAGTCTACAGTATACTCCTCAATAGTATCTGATGTATCATATGAAAGATCAATTTGAGATACATTTGTTGGGAATATATCGTAAAGTCTGTATGTTCTTAATGGAGTATTTGTAGTGTTTGAAGTATTTCTGGTGGAGAATCTTGCCTCACCTCTACCAAGTTGATGTACATATGCATCAACCATATAAGATGCGGGACTAGTTGCACCAGTAGCATTGTTCAATTTGCTAATCTGATTCATCCACTGTTCAAATGAAGTTCTTAATTTAAAGTCTTCATCATTGATAACTGTAACAGTCCAAACATCGAATGTGCGATCTCCAGCAACTTTTAAAATTCTTCCTCTAAATGGAACATCAATTGATGCAACATTTGATGCAGGTAAAGCAGCTGCTTTACAAAGAAAGTTAAAGGTCTCATCATCCCAACCAGCTACAGAAGCTGGAAAACGTGGAATACTAACCTCAAATAAATTTGGTCTTGCTGCACCGCCTTGAAGTCTTGCTTTAAAGTCGGTGATAGTTCTAATTGTTCTTGCCATTGTTAGGGTTCCTCCTTTTTATTTAATCATTAAGTAGGTTAAACTCTACCAGCGACTTCTTCAAAACTGACTCCAGTTCTTGTCGCAACAAATGTTAGGGTGATATAGTTAATTGATTTAGCTGGCTTCAAGAATATATCAGCTCTAAATTCATTGTTATCAATAATATCTGGAGTGTTGTTGGTTTCGTCGCAAATTACAAGGAAGTCATAGATTCCACGCTTAGCTTGGATATCACGTAAGTATGGTTCGACGATATTTACAAAATTAGATCTCGTAATTTGATCATTAAATTCAAAGAGTTGAGCTTCTGCTGCTCTTTCGAGTGCTTGTTCAACAGTTAAGAATAATCTACGAACGTTAATTCTATCAAATGCAGATGCATATGATAATGCAGTTTTATCTCCGAATAGAAGAATACCTGCACCATTTTGATTTACGATAGAATTAATTCTCGCTGAGTATAAAGCATCTCTTTGAGTTTTATTTGGATTGAATGCCAACTTGATAGCAT